CCATTTGTCGGGCTGAACGCGCCGAAGCGCCAGCTTTTCGTCTGAAAAAGCGCAGTAAGCGAAGTTTCGGCAAAAACTGCTACCGTCCGCGCATCGACACAAGACGACACCGTCCCGATAAACGGAGTACCGGCGGGGAGCTGAAGTCTCCACTTGCAATCCGTTCCTCCGGTTACAGCTTCATACGTCTGCATGAAAACCCTGATAAGAGCCATCGGATCGGCAATGTCTCTGGTTATTTCCTCGTTGTTATTTCCACCAGCCCCGTCAATCGTGCCGATATCCTCCCACGTTACACCACCATCCAGAGACTTCTGCAGAGCCAGAATACCACCCCAGACACCACCCTCAGTTTTAAGTATCACCGCGCCGTTGCTGTAGGCAACCGGCTCCGAGCTTTCACTGGCCGCGTCAAATACCCCTGAATAAATCTGCGCCGTGTTAACAGACATGAAAATCTTTTGACCGACATTGTCTGCCGTAAAAAGATCAAGTGAGCTTTTGACGGTTATCGTGCCAACATCGGCAGTTTTTCTCCAGTAAGCCGTTTCGGTCGATGGAGCAACCGGCAGAGCATTCCCGATATTGCTGTCAGCCAAAGAAACAAAGAACTTCCCGGCGATTAGCTTCGAAAGCTTCTGAGCCGAAAACGAAGTCGGCAATGTGAAATACAAATCGCCCGGAGTCCACCAATAGCTGGCACCAACCTTAATCCAATCTGTCGCGCCAGTATTTATATCGATGTACGTCTCGCCAACGGCCTGCACAGAATACGTTTTATTAAAAGAAACCGTGTCGCCAGACCACCCGGAAAGAGCGACAGAGTCGGCAGTCGTTATTCCATGCCCGGACGCAATCGTCAGCCTTGTCAGAAAAAGACGAGTTACTATCGTGTCAGTAAACTCCGCAGTCCAGAATACATAACCAGCGCCGGTCACTGATATTTCAGACAAAGCGCCCTTCCTAACGTCGCCAATTTTATATGTCTCAGTCGCGCTGTAATAATCCATGATTACAGACAGCGTCGTATCGTCCGCATTCCACGGAAGCCACGGCCCGCCTTTCATCACGGCAGATTCAAGCGCCCAGTCAGTGTCGCCATTGCGAACCAACTTCGCCAGCGGATAGCTGTTGTGAGACAGATACATCACATCGTTTAACTGCTTTGGACTGATCTCGTTAAAATTCAACGCCGCATAATCGCAATCGACCATGTCTTTGCGAACACCATCCGTATCAAATATTTCAAACCGACTGAAAGAAGGAACTCCTACCTGCGCCGTAGCATAAGAAATCAGAGCGACGACATACCGAGCCTCGCGATCATAAACGAAGTCGAAATAGCGAATAGCATTCGGATTATAGATAACCGCGTCAACCGTCACAGATCCATGAGAAGCAATACGCTCGCTCGGAGGCCGACGCATTATCCCGCCGTAAGGAGTGGCTAAAAAATTATCCTGCAGCAGATTCCCCTTATGATATGCCTCAAGGTCGGACCGATAATGCAGATCAGCCCCAAGAACACCACCACCCACGTTATGACGAAATACGCGCATAATTAATGTCCAATCGCCCGCCAGAAAACCTGACGAGCTGTTCCGTTTCCATTTCGCACATCCAGATGCGTCAAAGACGATCCAACAGTGGCAGATACTCCAAGGCTTTCCGCTATGTTTGCAGACGTAACGGCAAAAGTAGCCGACGCATTCAAAAGACTAGTAGGCCAAGCGACTGGCAACTCAACCGCAGTAACCGAACCACCACCGATTGACAAAGTCCCCCACTGCTCAATCAGACCGTTTCCGTGTTTAATGTACCCTCCGTTAACGTCGAAGCTCGACGCGATTGTCGCAGGCTCACAAAGACCCTGAACTGCACCAGAAACTTCATCGGCATAGGTTTTTGCATCAGCCAAAACAGCCGCGTCGGCATCGGTGATCACCGCCAGAGCGTCTGCGGCCAGCTTAACCGCCGTGACGGATCCAGCCTGTAAAAAAGCAGTCGCTATTTTGTCGGTTGCCACCAGTGGCATATAGTCCGTGTCATGGTTGTGTCCGGGAGCTATTACGCCGATAACCCGATTGAACGCGCTGACGATGGCGCTACCAATACCACTACGGGTGCGGCTGTACGTCCCGCGAGCGATGCGCGTCCGAGGACTTTCATTATCAAAACTTCCAACCTGCCGAGCGCGTGGAAATACGACCTTCTCGTACTCTTCCAGCAACGCCGCATACTTCTGCGCGTTCTCGGTGATTGGCATACAAATCTCAAGCGCCAGCCGGAAATAAACGCACTTGACCAGCAGCCCAGACCACTCTGCCGGATTTTCAGAGTACCGGATATAGCGGAACGGGAAATCAACAGCTGTACCGGTGAACAGATAGCCGTTTTCAATCAAATACTCCTGCTCGCGATTGCTGGCAGGACGAAGATAGTCGCTCGGAAGCGTGTACTGGTAGGTAGAATCGTTCTCAGCCATCGGAGAAGCCAGCTCGACCGATGCGGTCAACTCTCCCCAACGGAACTCACTCTGAACCTCGCGAATTACCTGATAGATGAACCGGCGAACCGTCTCAGCGGCAGACCCGGTGTCGGTGTCAATGTCGGAGATTGCCGCCTGCTCGCCAATTTTGCCAAGCGCGAGATTCGCGACTTCCTCTAGACTGTCTACAAAACTCGGATGAATCGGCATGACTTCCCCTTTTATTTAGAAAAAAGACGGAGCAGAATTACCCGCCCCGTCTTTCGGTTTTACAGTCGCGGGCCGTTACTTCACTTCAAACAGAACGCGGTGAAACGTCAGGTTGGTCAGTGAACCCGTCAGAGTAAACTTGTCGCCGGGAAGCAGAACAACCTCGGCAATGTCATTCGTATCGCCGGGAGAGTTAAACTTCGCAACGGACTCGGATGCCGCTACCTGACTGAACGAACCAATACGATAGGTTTTACCCGTATCGGAAGCATTCGTTGTCACTGCCGGAACATACGAAGCCACCAGCGCATTGATCTGACCGTTTGTACCGGTCAAATCGGTGTAAACGATCTTCGGAACCAGCACGTTCTGTGTGCCGTTTGAGAAGGTCGCCACGCCAGTAGCTGGAGCCGGAATCGCCGCGATGGTGATAAACTTTTCAGCCTGAACACAGACTGCCAGCGCGAGAACCGCTGTTAGAGTAAGAATCTTTTTCATGTTATGCCCTTTCATTTACGTTAGAGAAGCCCCCGGCCTTGCGACCGGGGATTTGATTATCCTTGTACGGCGGCGACAATGTCACCAACCACAACGCCCAAGTCGTCGATGCGCTTGAAATCTTCTTTTTCGCGCATATAGACAATCTGCTCGTCACGCTGCTGGATGCTCGTGCCAGTGCTGGTTTTGAAACCAGAGTACATGATCCGTTTGACGGCCTGCGGAACCCACGCGACGTAGGAGTCAACTGCCCCTGCACCGACGATGGAGGCCATCATGCTGTTAGGCATAACGACGAAGGTCACGCCATCGATCTGCGGGATCGTGCCTTGCATGAAGTTTTCATACGACCGCACGAAGTCGGTGTTATGAATCTGGTTCCTGCTGTTCTTGCGGAAGTGGCGAGCCATCGTCGCGGAAATCGCGCAATAGATCGGTGCGCCCTTGGCATACCAGACGTTGTCGAATTTCTCGCAGATCATGCTCGGCAGGCTGTCGACGTTGATGTCGGCATAGGTCATGTCGTCGATGGTCTGAGAAGCCGGCAGACTGACACTCGCGAGAGTATCGCTGTCGTTCGATTTACGGCTGACGGTTGCGGCAGTTACACCGGCCAGGAACAGCTCGTCGCGTTCTTTGAAGATTTTACGAACGCCGGTATTCATTACGCTGCCCTTCGGATCAACCAAGTGCTGCCAGCCCTCATCCTCGTCGAACGAGTGACCCCACTCGATCAGGCTAGGAGCCGACCAAGTGCGCTGTTTGCTGACATCCATGAACGGAGTCAGAGTGGCAAGGTATGCGGCCAGAGTTTTGCCTTCGGAAGCCAGCTGATTGAACTCTTTCAGCGTATCCTTGGCGGTCAACAGGCCGCTGGAAGCATCGGCGCTGTCCTTGGCGCTGATTCCATCAATCCACACGCCCTTGCCTGCGCCAGCTTCTTCTTCACACATGTGAGCGAGAAGTGAGTGCGCCGGATGTTCGCCCAATAGGTCTTTAACGTTGTCGGTGAACAGTTCGAACATATGAACGTTCTGCGACGGTTGGGCAGCAAAACGCATTGCGGGAGCAAGCAGGAAGCTTAACAGAGCGACCCACGGTTTGAAAAACATCTTATTCATCGTGATCTCCTTCTTTTTGAATTTTAGTAAACAAACATTAGCTACAGTTCGCTCACCGTATTCATCCAGAAGGATGGGGCCTGCTTGCGGTTACGCCGCCAATCGCCGCGATCCACGCGGGTAAAGGGGCCTTAAAATAAGGGTGTTCCCTTGTACAATATACGCAGACGCTACTTCCTCGCCTTCGAACGACGCTCGTAAAGCTTCGCCAGTTGTTGAGTCAGCGCACCACGCTCCAAAGAACTCTCGGTCTTTTTGATCTGCGCCCGCATGGTTTCAATCTGCGAATCCAGACCAGCCGCATCGCCAGCGCCACCGTGACCGGAATGATCCTCGGAAACGCTACGAGCCACCTCGTCCATCAAAACCTTAAAGTCCTTGCGCGAGTCTAGACCGACCTGCTTCATCGCATCCATCAACTCCGGATACTTGCCGGTGATGCGCTCAATTCCAGCAACCCGGTCGCCGTAATCCGCGCCCCATAGCGTCTTAAGCTCTGCGTCGGCAGCCTTGGCTTGATCAGCAATCTGCGCCTGCGCCACCGCAATGTCCTTGGCGACCTGATCAGAATAGATGTCCATCGCCGCTACTGCGTGAGAGTTGCTTATTCCTTTAGCGTGAAATGCTTCCTTGATTTCTTTCTGGCGATCTTCGGGCAGGCCCGAATCCTTGAACATCGGGATCTCGTACTTGTCGGCGCTCTCCGGAGCCATTGGCAGGTCGGGAAAGTGCTTCAAAACCTCAGCCTGAAAAGCCGCCTTCTGCTCCGGTGACGCATCCTTTCCGGGAATCGGGATGCCCTTTGATGCGGCCAGTTGGCGAGCCGACTGCGTACCTTTGACGTAATCCGTCAGCGTTTTATACTCCCGATCCTTATCGGTCAGGACTGCGGGATCAACGCCAGCAGATTCATACCACGGTTTGTCAGCAGCCGAAGCCTTCTGGCGACCACCATCGGCAGGAAGCTCCCTGCTTTGAGTGGAGCCGTTATCGATAACCACATCACTGGCGTGATCATCGTCACCGCCACCAGCCGCTTCATCAGCAAAGCGAACAGCGCCTAGAAGCATCGGAAGGTACATCAAAAGAAAACGTTTCAGCATGGCTTACCCTTTCGGATTCATTTTTTTAAAGCGGCGAGCGATATAATTGCTCTTTTTCGATTCAGATTCCAAATCAGACTGAATGCCGTTCAACTCGGCACGACCTGCGCTGAGCTTGTCAGCCCGGCGAGCGAGATAGTTAGATCCGAGGACGGCAGGATCAGCTAGAACCGGAACGTCCTTCGCGTGAATATCGGAATCAGGATCAGTAGTCGCGCCTTCCAGCGCATCGCAAATGTCGTTGAGAACCTCCGCCTTGTTCTTGCCGGCAACGGACACACTCAAACCATTGGATGCGATAAACGCAGAGAGATCGGCCATCTTAACCTTTGCCGGATCAACAGTACCGGCGAGTAATGCATCACGATTCAGTTCCATCTTTCACTCCTTTTTGCTTCTGTTTCCAGCTCACCTGCTCGATTACCCAGACCATGAAGTCGTTTGTGGCGACGTTCCGCTCTTGAACTCTCGCATCTACGGCGAACAATGCACGATTCATTCCTGCCTTGTCAATGAGGTCATCTAGAACTTTTTTACCATCGCTAGACCCGAAAACGCGACGAAAACGAGCCGACCGTTTAGCCTGCTCGCCATCGTCCCTAGATTCCTGCTTGATTGCCCTCTTCATAGTCTAGATTGAAACACCCGGTACGCTTCCAAAAGCATCTGCAGAAGCCTCAAGAGGACTGCCTTGCTCCGGTGCGCGTTGAACATCGATAGGCTGAACCATTGAAGCCGCAGCAGACGCGTTCTGCTGTTGAGCCTGCGCGTCCAGATAGCCCTTGATATTCTGCTTATACTGCGACTCGGTGAAAAGAAGCGCAACGTCGATGCTCTTTGTTTCGCAGATTTTTCTGATGATCTCGTAGCATTTGAACGCGGCATCCATCCACGGATTGTTTTTGATTGCCGTGAGAAGCTCTGCGATCTGCATCACGGCCTGCGTCAGAGATGAGATTTCCAAATCAGCCATCTGCACGTCCAGCCGGCTGGTGTACTGAACTCGGAATCCGGAGCCTGCTGCCAACTGCGACGGGATCAACTCGTCCAGCAGATTATACTCCAGAATGTCCTCGGCCACCGTTTCGTACAGCGGAGCGAAGAACCCGTTGCCCAGGCGATTAATTACCGGGCTGATGGCCTGAATGCGCTCGGCCACCAACTGCGAGATTTCAAACGCGGTTTTGGCGCTGTTTTTGATCTGCTCTAGCATCGTGAACAGATCGACGTAATGCAGCTTATTCAGCTCATCCTTCAGAAATTCGATGAAGTCAGCCGACAATTGCAGATTGCCATTGCCTGTGTAGGTGAAGATTTGACCCTTGCTGGTATCGCAATAGTTTACACCGAAAGCTTCAAGCACCACAGACTCAACCGCGTCCTTGTCCGGCAGGAAGATAGGCGGCCCGATCTGCAACTCAACCCCATCCATGTGGTCAGAAACGACCTTCATGAGAGTACGAGCGACGGGCAGCGCCTTCATTGCCGGCGAGCGCCCGCTGGTTTCACCATCCCGGACATAGAAGCGCGGAATTAAATAGCGCATCCGACGAAGCCCGGACTCCTTGACGATCTGCTTGCGCGAAATCTCAACGTGGATGCTTTCCCACGGCATATTTGCAGAATTGCGCTTATTTTTATCGCGCTCCTTGCGCTGCCTCACCGCGTGGATAAATTGGAATTTCTGCTCGTGGTTGTCCTTTTTGTACGAGTCCAGAATCTCGGCGGTGACCATATCCTCACCGAACTCGGCAACCGCTTGACCCGCAGTCAGCTCGTACTCGCGGTAAACCTCCTGCAGACCCCCGCGAACATCGCGCACCGGAAACACGCTGGTCGACGGATAGACCAGAAACTCGTGCATATTGGTTTTTTCGTTGAAATCGACGTAGAACACGCCTTCACCACGCGAACCAAAACCTGTCAGCATTTCGTTGTACGCTTCAGGAAACGGACTCTGCTGAATGCGAGTATGCGTAGCCTTCGACAGCGCGGTATAGAACCTAGCCACGTCCGGAACCTTCATCTTTTTTGGATCTTCGTCGATTATGTTCCCGCGCCCCATGCTCATGGTGTTTGAGAACAGGCCGGAACACATCCGCTCCTGCGCCAAGATGCCGGTAGAAATGATTGGCTGAAGAATCTCGGAACCCGGAGAAGCCTCCAGCAAGTCCTCAAGCTCCGGATTGAACAGCCTGCACACATCGTCGCAGACCGTCTTGTACGTTGCCCGCTGTGCCTTTAGCGCATCCCTGGTCTTGATGGTTCGTTGAGCGTTGCTGGTTGCCACGGATTAATCTCCTGTGCGTTTTTTAAGCATATTGGCGAACTGACCGCCCGCCATTGGATTGACGCGGTAGGTGGCTTGACGACCGGCCTGCTGTTGCAGACGACGACGCTCCGCTTCCCCTGCGTCCCGAACTTCTGAATTCTCCGGAGTGATCGGAGCGGCAGATTTTTGCGGGTCTCGTGGTTTTTGTGCTTTCGGTGTCATAGACTTCCCCTTTGCTCGTTTTCAAACAATATACGCAACCGTCAGCCTCGGCAACCCGAACAAACCCCATCGCTCTGGCCATTTTTGAAGCCCGGACATTATCCGAAGCAAAGGAAACCTCAAGCAAATTGATCTCAGCCGAACCCATGAGCATCCCGATAGCCAGCTGACACGCCATAAAAGTAGACTTCGGCATGAAGCCGGCATGGGCCGCGAAGTGGACCTGCGCCGACTTGCCCTGCTCTCGGTAGTCAGTCAGGTAGATCACAGCCGGATAGCGACCGTCAACCTCGACCACAACCGGACAAAACGAGATTGCCCGATCAGCGCCTACCGGTGGATTGAAATACGCCATCCAATCTCGCAGCGACCATACAAACGCCGGCAGATGAAAGATCGTACCCATGTCAGCCTGCTCCTGCCACGCCTGACGTAGCTCGTTAGCGGTCGGCTGAAGATGGATGAACACCTGCGGTTCTTTATTTTTTACCACCACCGCCTCCTTTCAGGAACTCTTTGACGGACACCCCGTTCTTTTTTGCAAAATACTTTATGTCGCTGCGGTCGAGCAACATCAAAGCCAGCTTGAAGCGAGAAGCGAACGGCTGTGCCTGCATGGACATAAATACCCTCAGAGCCAGCTTGCTCTTTTCTTCATTCACCTTCTGAATCATCCGAAGCCCGCTTTTCTTTGCCATTTAATACCTCCGTAGTTTTTTAACAACACGCCCCGCCTTCGGCCTCCAGCCGCTGTTAAGAGTCCGTGGCTTCAAATTACTCACCGCCCAATAGCGCAGACCGTCCAGCAGATGGTTAAACCTGTCCTCCGGATCGTCCGAGAACCGCCCGTCCGGTGTCTTTTTCCACGCATAGCTCTCCAACTCCTGCTGGAAGTCCGTCGAATCCCGATGCACGAACATCTGAAACTGCTTGAGCAGATTGATCCCGTACTGAATCCCGCCCGCCTTGTCCGACTTCGAAACACGGAACCCGCTCGTTTCCAGATCGGCCAGAGCCTCAGCAGCCGCACAGTCTCCAACCGTCTCAAGCCGTGGATTGAACAACCCGCACTCGATAGCCTCGCGCAGACGTAGCTCAAGCGAAGGCTTGCCGGGATTGCTCTGGTTAATCGTGGTGATCAACCCCGTCTCGTAGACGATTTGCCGAAGATAAAGCCTGTCCTGAAGCATGAACACGCGCCCGACCGCAGTCGGGTCTTGCGAGAAACCGAAGTCGATGAACTGACCGTCGCGCTGAACGTTGTGAAGCGCTGTAGGCCACTGCTCGTCCTCCAGCACCGTCCAGTTGGTAAAGATTGACCCGTCGCGCCTAGCCCGCTTGCCAAGCCCGTATACCTCCCAAGACCACTTGTCCGCAGTACCAGCCCGCAGATTTTCCGGTGTCGGCTCCCAACTCATGATATCGGCTCGCGCCTCCGGAGAGATAAACGGATTGTCGCGGAACGTCGAATGGAAGCAGTCCACCCGGTCACCCTGCTTCAAGATGCGGTCGAACACCCAATGCACCGACAGCGACGGATTGAAGTCCATGATGATGAAGTCATTTGTGCGAGCGTTGATCTGCCTGAACGAGTCGTAGGACACTTCCATTACCTCGTTAATCCACGCAATGTCACGGCGCGGACCGTGGAGCTTGCCGGGCTTCTGACAACCACGGAAGCGCATTAAAGAGCCGTTCTTAAAGCGGTACTCCTTGCGCTGCTCGTTCCAGCAGTCCTGATCCCACAGCCCGAACTGATCCGGCCCCATTACAAAGCGGAAGTCCTCAATAACCGAGTCGTTGCAAGTGGATTGGTCGTGCCGGAAGCAGTCGCACTTTACCCGGCGCTGGAGCAGGTGATGCCGAACCAGATACTGCACGATGGAGATCGTCTTTGAAGACCCGGACGAACCCTCCAGAACCGTGTAGCGTTTGCGAGTAGCGCGGTAATCCTTTCCGGGAGTGTTCCAAGCCGGACGGTCAACGGTAGGAAGCCTAGACCACGCATCGTATACAGGAAAAGTAGTGTCTCTCAGCGTCTCGAAGTTTTTAGTTGCCGAGAACGTAGCCATAATTAATGCCGTATGTCAGCGATTAGTGCCAGCGCCTCGCCGGTTACGCCGTGTTCTGTCTCGGTACGAACTGAAAACTCCTTCTTGCACTTGCGCTCCAGATACCACTGAGCCATAGAAAGATTGCCATCATTGATCGATTTGATGATCAGGCTCTTTGATTTGAGAATCGGTCGATCCTTAACCCCCTCAATTGTGTCGGTAAATTTTGGATTTTTCTTGCTGTGTTCATAGAATGCATCGCGAGAGATGCCCGCAAATCTACAGGCTTCCTCGACGGTTGCACCGATGGCGAATGCGTTGTGCAATTTACCGACAACCGCCTCCGTCATTACGGTT